AGCCCCGATTGTCGAAGCGTTTTTCAGCACCCCCAATTGCTCATCTTGCGTCAAATCTCCAAAACCTAATTCTTTTAAAATACGCTCTCTTTCTTCGGCGCTTACTATTTCCTCTCTTGTCGCAAGCTCCAAAAGCTTTCTTTTTTTCTCTAAATTCTCTTGATCTTTGCCCTCTTGAATCGCTAAAAATTGCGTTTGAATTTCGATAATTCGTTTCTGTTTAGCGATCTCGGCGTTAATTTCAGCCTCCTTAGTTTTAATCGCATCCTCAAGTGCGAGCTTGTTTTGTTCAAACTCACTAAGCGTCGCCCTTCGTTTCGCTTCTTCAAATGCCGCCAAAGCCTCTTTTCCGGCCTCATTACCTTCGCCAGAAATCGAAGTTAAGTAAGCTTGAATCTCACCTCTTTCATTCGTAATAGCCAAAATCTCGGCCTCAAGCTCTTTAATTTTCTCTTTTGCTTCAATCTCATCTTCCGTTTTCCTTATTTGATCCTCTCCATTTTCAACCAATCGCGCTTGAATTTCCGCAAGGTCTTTTGATAACTCCTTTTTTTCTTGAATTAAATCCGCCTCTTCTTTTAAAAGTTCCGCGTCACGCTCGCCAGCTTCAACAACAAAATCGTTTGTTTTTTCCGCTGAAAAGTTTTGAAGCTCGAGATTTAAAGCCTCTTGTTTTTCGGTAGCCTCAGCGATTGAATCAACAATATCCTGATAAAAATCTATAACATCGTTACGAAGCTTTTTAGCCTGAGAGTTTGAATCTTGTAACGCTTTTTCAAAATCATTTACCGCCTTTTCTGCTTCTTTGGCTTGCTTTTCGGCTTCCGCTAGAGCTTTGGACGCTCCACCGCCGCCGCCACCACCGCCGCCGGACGGTTTAAAACTTCCCGCGCTACTCGCCGCCGCCGCAATTTCGCTATTGGCTTTTTTAAACGCCGCCGCAATATCATCGCCCTCTTTTTTCACTCCAAATAAAAATCCTGATTGCAAGGCCGGAAGAGCTTTACCATTCGTTTCAATCGCGCCCAAAGCTTTAGCGATAGCATTTGCGGCTTTTTGCAAGGCTGGAAATCTCGCGACGATACCATCAAGCACGCCCTGCACCGCATTCACACCAGATTGTACCCCTGCCGCGCGAATAGCTCCTTCGTTTGATCGCAATGTAGCAGTTACCGCCCCCGCCAAATCTTGCGCGGCCGAAGCCGCCTCAGCTTCCTTTTCACTAACACCGGCGGCCCATAACAATCCGAATACAGCACCGCGATCACCAGCTTGAACCGCGCCAGACAAAAGAATCCCCAAACTTTCCCCTGTCAAATTTTCCACCGCCGCCAAAGTTTCAACTTCTTCCCTCGTAAAGCCAAGCCTAAACCCTAGCCCATAAGCCGCACCGATACCATCAGTTTCAGCCGCCGCAGAAACTAAAGTTCCTTTTGCTGATTTTGTGAAAGACTCAATATCAACACCAGCATCCTCCCATTGATCTGATAGCTCCGAAACCGCTTGATCAACAGCTTTTTCCAAACTAAGCCCTCCTTTTTGAAACTCTTCAACAAGTTTATTAAATTGACCGCTAAGCTTTGTAAATGTCGGCAAAAGGCTTTCAGTTGAAGTATTAAGCCTTTCAATATCGTCGGTACTCGGCCGAACAATCGCACCAAAGAAATCTAAACTGCCGGTGATTTCTTTGATTTTTTGATCGCTGGCGCCGAAAGCCGAAAGCATTTCAATCGTTTGTGTTCTCAATTCTTCAACCGAAACCGTAAGCGAATCAAAAGCCGCGTTCGAATCTCCGGAGCCAAAAGCGAAGCCGTTTGTTTTCAACCCAACATCAACTAACTTTTGTGAAGCATCTACAACCTTTTGCAAAGCCCTAGAAAAAACCTCGGTTTGACTCGCTGTATTAACCGAAGCTTCGCCGATTGTTTGTAAAGTTTCGTTTAAATCGAGTAATGAGTTTTTGTATTCTTCGTTTTTTTCTCTCAAGTCCAAAACCGCAAACGCAAGCACCCCCGCCGCCGCTGTAAACGCTACGAACGGATTTAAGAGGCCTAAAGCAACAGTTCGAAGCGCAACCAAAGCTTTCACGAGCGCGTTTGTTGGCGCCGCCGTCCCCGCCACCACCGCCTTGTAAGCTACGAGGCTTCCGGATAAAGAAGTGAAGCCTTGCGCGATTCCCAACAAAAACTTTGCCGAAAATGATGAGGCGAGAGCAATGCCCACGGCCTTAATGATTTTAATGAACGGCGTGAATTGATTTGTGGCCCCACCGATAGCCTCAGCGAATCCCAAGAAAAACTCACCGGCGGGAATTGCCACATTTTTCAAAAAGTCGCCGACTCGGATTTTTAAGTCGTTCCATCGCGCCGATTGTAGCTGTAATTGACTTTCTGTTGTCGCATACCGTCTTTCAGCTTCCGTTGTCAAAGCGACATTTTCTTCGAAAGCGGTGTTTGCCGTGTCGATTGATCGAGTCAGTAAATCTCCCGCCTCCGAAACCGAAAGAAACGCTCTTTGCAACCTCACATCTCCCGAAACCAACTCCTCTAAAACATTCGAAGCCTGATCCCCTGAGCTAGACAAGCCTTTAACAAACAAATCAAAGCCCTTTACTGGATCAGCTCGCCAAGTTTCTGCAAATTCTTTGGCCGACAATCCGGATAAACTGGCGAAGTTTTGAAGCTCTACCCCGCCATTCACTACCGCATCATTAATAGTAAGCAATGTCTTTTGAACCGCCGTCCCACCGGCTTCCGCTTCGATACCTACCGAAGTAAACGCCGCCGAAATCGCCGCAATGTTGGCTTGACTAAGCCCGACGATCTTACCACTACCGGCGATCCTATTTGAGAAATTCAAAATTTCCGTTTCTGTTGTCGCAAAATTATTGCCAAGCGAAACAATCGCCGAAGCTAAACGCTCGACTTCCGAAATCGGCGCCTGATAAATATTTGCAATCCTCGCAAATGAGGTCGCGGCCTCCTCCTCGGTTAAGTTTGTAGCGGTGGCGATTGCGGCGATGGATTTGGTAAACTCCAAAATGTCATTTTTTTTGATACCCAATTGACCAGCAAGCTCACCGATTCGCGCTAACCCCTCCACCGGTACAGGAATTGTTTTTGCCAATTCTCTAAACTCATTTGATAATTGAGCAAATTCCTCCTCCGTTGCATCAACAGTTTTCACGATACCGGTGAAAGCGCTTTCAAAACTGATTGCCGCATTTAATGAATCCTTTAAAGCTTGCCCGAATTTTTGGATCACATAAAATCCACCAAAAACCTTCAAAGAATCCCGAATTATTCCGTTTAAACTAAAGAAAGATTTGCCGGTATTATCCGCATCTTTTTGCAAATCTCTCAACGCTTTACTTGCGACATTTTTGCTATCCTGTAGCTGTCTAATATCAATCCGCGCCTGTATTTGACCCAAAGTATCTCCCTGCTTTTTAAAGTCGGCGAGTCGGCGCTTCGCCGCCTCAATGCTCGTTTCAAGTTGGGCGATTTCGACTCTCAATTTTACTTGGCCGGTTTGATTTGCCGTCTTTTTAAACCCTTCCAGCTTCTGAATTGCTTGCAAAGTTTTCGCCTCTAATTGGCTAATATCGACGATGATTGAAGCTTTAAATTCCTCGTGAAAATCGGGCATTTTATTGGGTTTTATTTAGTTTTTCCTTTGCGATCATTCGAGCCTCCAAATCTCTTGCCATTTTTAGCGCATCCTCATCACTAAGCTCTTTTCTTGATTCTTCCATGATTGAATTAGAGAAATTTCTTTGTTTACCCGCCGGTGTAAGCTCGTTCATATTCCAGATAATCCCCGCTATTATATAATTTATTTGCTCCCAAGTCATTTCAAGAAGTGATTCGAGGGTTTCATTTGTCTTTTCCATCAAAAAAGCGATAAGGGCATTCGATGGCGTTTGCACGCCTCTTTGATTTTTCATCTTCTTAGCCTCGCCGTCTTTCACAAAATACCCTTTGCAGTAAGTTGAAAAAATAAAACTCGAAAGCTCCAATATTTTTTCTTGCGTTAATTGTTCAAACAATTCCCTCGAAAACTTCGAATCTTTTTCCGCGCAATTTTCCAAAAATTCAAATAGCCAGTCGTCTAAACTGCCAGCACGCTCAATTTTATCTTTCGTTATCAGTATCTCACGCAAAGACCCTTGTTGATAAAAAAAGAAAGTCTTAATCGGCTCTCTTTCCTTGCCTAAAAACTCTAATTCAATTTTGTATTTCTTGCGGATAATCTCTATCATAAACAAATTTTACACAAAAAAGGGAGGCTAAACAACAGCCTCCCTTCGTCTAAATTAAGCCTAAAACTAAAGAATCTCGTTTTGGATAATGTAATTTGAGCCTTTATTACCTTCGATCACAAAAGTAGTACCGACCAAATCACCAGCCTCTACAACATCCAAAGCCTCAAGATTGTAAGTTCCTTTAAAACTCGCATCGTCAAGAATGAAAATCCTTGTGTTGCTGTCTTCTGGATCAGTACAAGTAATTTTTGCGTAAATTCTAGGTACTTCCGTGAAAGTAAGCGGGAAAGTCAAATCTTCGCGAGTATTCGGCGTGTAATCGTAGTTGATGGTGATAGTTTGGGCGAGAGTGGTGAGAGTGCCGCCGCCAGCTACCGTGTTCAAAACGATACCATAAATCCCATTTACTTCAGTAACAATGAAATCATCGTTGACAGTCAAAGCCCCATCCGTGCCACCTGTTACAGAATTGACTACTAAAGCCGCACCGCTTCCGTTTTGATTTGTAATTGGGTAAAACTTCCCAGCAACAAACGGATTAGCGATTACTTGAGTTGCGCCGGCAACAAGTGCGCCCGCAACATTCGCCGAAGTCCCACCAAGCAAAAGCTTAATAAGATCACGATCAGCATTTTCCAAAAAGCTTCCTTCGAAGCGAACTTCCGGAATATACCCCTTAAATACAGTCCCGGTATCATCGGCTTTAATGTCTACCGCTTGCGCAGTATTGTCAAAACCTGCAACCAGTCCGCGTACAGAACCAACGCGAACAAGAGAGCCGGGCGTTGCTTGTGGCGCGACCTCCAAAATGCCCACAAACTTACTAAGTGCCTTGTCATTTATAGCCGCCATGTGCGTATTTTTTTAAAAATTAAATCCTCTCAAATTTGAGAGTTTTGCGCTTCTGATATGCTTTACACACATCTTCAGCCACTTCAATCGTAGCTCCTTCATCATACCACTCCCCTCGAAAACTTTGACGAATCAGGAAAGTAAGCCTAAATTTAGCGTCTTTAGACTCGACGATTTGAGTGCTATTCTCGGTTTTTTGTGAAGGCGCTTGCGGCCTTCGGTGTTTTTTGCTTTCCATATTTAAACTTTAACAAATAAAAAATTTTTCGGCAATGGCCTAAGTTGTTTTTTTAAATTCATATTCTAAAACCGACCAATACATCCCATTCTTCAACATCTCCTGTCCATTGAAATTGTTTAAAAGCGAAACGGAATAATAATTTTGATTGTTCAATCTTTTCACCCCTTCGAATAAGGCAACGATCAGCTCAACTAAGCTCAATAATTGAGTTTTATTTGAATCGTAAACGAAGAATTTAAATCTTGAATGATCCGAAACCATATCTCGCCGTCGATCAACTTTTGCAAAAACAATGTAAGGGCCGGACTGCTCATTTAAAGGATTGTCAATAAAAACTCTCGTCGAAACAATCGCCGCAATGCCCACATTTCCAATTATCGCCAACCTTATATCTTCTTCAATCATGGGTAAATTTTAACAAAAATTCGATCAAAGATATACCCGCGCTTGCAAAATTTTTGCGGAAATTTCGGATTGCTGATCTAAAATCGACCTCTCGATCCATTTTTGGCCGTGTCCGGTGTAAATGATCGGCCGACTCGCGCCGGATCGTTTATGATAATTAAAAATTTTACCCTGCACCCCCTGGTCGACATAAACCGCGTAATGCACTTTATTCGCGCCCACATCCACCGAAAGAATATTTCCTCGATCAATAACTTTATCCGTGCCAATAGATTTATCCAGCTTGCCGGTATCGACCGCAACCAGCTCATGCATTTTAGCCTCAACACCCAAAGCCGCCTCAAAAAGCTTCTTTGAGAGACTTAATTTGAATCGTCGAACCTGATCTTTAAGCGAAATTACTGCCATTATGTTTGTTCTTCCAGATAATAAACGACATGATGAATCGCGGAGCTATCACCCCTGATCTCATGCTTTTTAGTAATCAAATAAGTTTTCCCGCCAACTACCGCGCGATCGCCCCGATTCGCTCCATTATATTGCGGCTCCATCAATATCAACCAATTTTCTTTTTCAGATTGGTAAGAGCCAGCATTTCGCACAAAACTCGATTGATTTTGATTATTCATGAGTCGGCATTTCACGCCGTTGTAAATCACCACCGCCGTCTTTACCTGCTCGCCAATATTCGAACCGGCTCGATCGGCAACGGTTATGGCTGAAATCGTCACCGTATCCTGTAAAGCATCCTTAAAGGCCATTTTTTAGTATGTTATCCCCGCCGAATTATTCGACCACGGCATAAGCAATCTTCTTGCCAGCGGCGGCATATTTATTTTCAAATCATCCGAAGACGAGGAGGCTTTCTTTTGCTTATTCTTCGAATAACTCGACGAACTCCAAGTTTCGCCGACATCGGCATAACCTGTTTCAGCAACGGCATCCCCCTTTAAAATTAAATCACTAGTGATTTCAATGTGTGCTCTGATTACATCTTCGGGCAAGTAAGACGCTTCATCCTCATCCTTAATCGGGAAAGCCAAATATTGATCCTCCGCATATCTATCTTTCGCCAAAACCCTCACATAAGAATCCAGAATCGCTTCCGCTCTCAAAGCGTAAGGCTTCCAATCGGCCTCAATCATTGTGCGTTGTGCGGCTACCGGCGTGTGCAAATTAAAAAGTGCGATAGTGCTGTATGTAACCGTTGTGGGTAAGGCCATTTTAATATTTTAAGTATTTTCAGTTTCAAGATAATCTTTCAATTTATTCCTGATTTTATTTGGCACCGGTATTCCTAAATAATGCAGATTTTCAATTAAGCTCAACATTTCATTCGCCGCTATGTATGCAACTATAGCATATTCCAGCCAAGCAAAATTGAAAAGCTCCACGCCAGAATGGTTAAAGTATCGTGTCATTTGATGGGCCGCGACCATGAGCAACATATAAAGCAAAATCTTAGGAACGCTTCGAAAACATTTCCGCGAAGAAAGCTCTTTTTTTCGATAAGCCACCATCACACCAGTAATCAAATCAATAAAAGTCAAAATCAAAACTACTTGCCAAGCAATAGCGTTTGAGCCGAAAAGCGAAAAAACAACGCCGCCGCAAGTGGCTAATACGATCTTTTGCAAAAAGGCGGTACATAGCGATTTTATGAGCTCAAACAACATTTTTATAAGGGGTAAATAATAAGGTGTTTATACCACAAACAGATCCCTTTTAAAAGGTGAGCCTTTTGCAAATACCGCGCCGCTTGAAACGACCGCCTCAATCACGCCCTCCGAATCTTTAATTTTTGTGAGCCCTTTGATCGGAGCCCCTGCTTGCCAATTTTCGCTGTAAGGGTAGGCCAAGCCGTCCTCATCTAATTTCGGCGATCTTGTCTTTCTTGGCTGTATAGAATTGCGCTCAATATTTAGCAAAGCTCTCAAGTCAACAAGCGTTTCTACAGGCGATCCCGCAATGGCCGCAATGTCCGCCTCTCCACAATAAAAAGTGCTATGATCCAAGTCGTTATCGCCAAGATTTGAGGCCGTATCAATAAAGATCGCGGGGCCAGTTTGCATATCATAGATGTTATTTCGAGCTATCGCGCCGTTGCCAAGACCAGCCGCGCCGTCGTCGGTGTTTTGCGTTAAATCGAGCCCCTTGCCACCCCTGCCGTTTTCAAAAATATGATTGTTAAACCATCGCGTCCGACGCATCCCCTTTGTTTTCATGTGAGCTAATCGCGCACCTTCAATGTAATTGTTGTATGAATAAGAAGACGGATCGGCGGTGTCATCGCCCTTAATTCCGATCCCATAAGCCCCTTCGTATGATTTACAATTTTTCATGGCATGTCGCTTTTCATTTCCGATAAAAATCATGTGCGTTTGCGTAGTGCCAGCGACTCCGAAATATTTTCCGTCCTTAATTATCGGGCCGTCGATAGTCACGAAGGAATAGCTATTGGGCTTGTGTTCAGTTGAAAACGGCGATTCGTCACCAACCTTAATTCCATATCCGGTAATCGCTCCCCGATTGATCTGAATCGCTCCAATATTAATTGCGGCCTCAACTCCAACGCCAGCGGATCCAAGCGGTGAGCGCACATAAATATCGCCAGCCAAACCAGCCCCAATCGCTCCGGAAGTATTAATCGCACTACCATCCTGAACATTTACAGATCGCGGGTTTAAAATGTCAATTGTCGCCCTCGAATAAGTAGAAGGAACGGCGGCGAGATTGAAACTACTATGCACAATATGATTTGCATCTGAATTTGTCGTACCACATCGGTAAACATAATTATTGACCGTAATTAGATTATAAGTGCCGCCAATAACGAAGGTTGCACCGTTTGAGTCGCCGCTTGAAATAAAGAATCCTGCTTGCGCAACCCCTCTTAGAGTCACCGCCGCATAACAAGCCACCGAACTCGTCGGCGAAGTATAGACAGCGCCGCCCAAATTCATATCGATAGTGCAACTATCTTCCATAATAATCCCGCTGGATCCTGCATTTCCATTTATCACCCCAAGATCAACCGAACCTCTACAATGCGATCTTCTCACAATGCTATTTCTCACCGCCGCACGGTTTTCAAAAATATAATTACAAATTCCCGCATTTGTGCCCTCAATACGATCCCACATATCAAAGAGCACCGCGCTCGCCGTATTAATAAAAACCAACCTTGTTGCGTCGCCGCCGTTCAAAATTAATTGCTCATTATCCCTAACCCCTTCCCA